CCGTAGTTCAACGACGTGTTCATGTTCATGACGCCACGATCGTCGAGCACGTAGGCTTGGTCCATGTTTTGAGACGTGAACGGTAGGCCGCCAGTGCCAGTGTTGAAGGTGGAGAGTTGGAAGGTCTCTGAGCTGGTGCCGTAGAGAATGTTGGTGTCGTTGCGGGTGTAGACGCCCAAGGCGCCAGTGCTTTGGTTGCCCGGCAAGATCAACAAATTCGTGATCGCCCCATTCAACGCAATCTCCCCCGCCCCCACCAACGGCGTCCATTGGTACGGCTCACCAATACCCGAGAACTGCAACGACTCACCGAACGCAAAGAACAAATGGTTCTTGTGCACCGCGACGCGCGTCGGCACATCCGTGGTCATGCCAGTCTTGATTGGCACATACACCGTGCCATCGAACTCAAAGCCGCGATTCTTTCCGTCGCAGCCATAGATCTTGGTGTTGGCCGTGCCGCCACCGAAGTTGCCGATTTGGATTTCGACACGACCGCTTGGCGCCAATGTGATCGCAGAGCTTGTGCCGTCGGCCACGGCCTTGTTGACGCCACCAACTCTCAGCGCTTCGTTGTCAGCGAATGTGCCGATGGTGATGGACATGATCAGCTTGCCCTTGGCAGTGCCTGCAGACCAAGTGCCTGACTCGAGCACCACGCGGGTGACCGCGCCGCTTGCGCCGCTGGTGCCACCAGTCACGGTTTGACCATCAAAGATCTCGGCCGTGCCGCCATCGAACTTGATCTCGTAGCCGAGGGCGACTTCGGACCAACCAGAGGAGGTGGACTTGTAGAGTTTGGCGGCCGTGGCGGCGGTGTTGTTGCGCCAAGCGTAGACGATGCCGTTGAAGTAGGCGACGCCGAGGATGGAGCCTGAGCCGGGGACCGCCGCAATCGACGTGCGGTACTCATCAGCCGCAAGACCTCGATACGTCGCATCGGTGAGGCCGTCCATGTCCATGCCCTGCACCGACGTGATGGTGCCCACATTCGTTCCAGACACGCGAATGGTCTCGCCATTGACAAACGTGCCAGTCTCGCGGGTGATCACAACCTTCGTGCCGCTGCGCGCAATGACCTTGCCAGTGGCTGCAGACGTTACGCCCGTAACGGTGTTGCCCACAGCAACAGTGCCAGTGAGGTTGCAGATCAAAACGTTGTAGATCGCATCCGATGGGTTGGCGTGACCGTCGTATCGTTCGTAGCCAGCGATGCGCGTGTAGCCACCGTTGATGGAGCACTCGAAGTTGGCCGCGCGTCTTGCGTAGCCAGCCTTCAATGACAGTGTTGGGGTAACTTGATCGAGACCACCAGCAAGGCTGATGAGGTCGTAGTTGACCTTTGGCATTTGGACTTGGGGCTGAGCCATGTCGTTTCCTTATGCCAATGGATTGCCGAGAGAAACTTCAGGCAGCCACTCGCGCTCGAGCTGTGCCATCAGAGCTGATTCGCCGCGTTGACCGCGAGCTAACACCTCTGGTGCAGCCTCAAACAAACCATAGAACTGCATCGCCTTGTAGACGAGGACTTTGTGTAAATGGGTAGGCAAACCTGTTGGCAAGTCCGCATCCACCGCCATCGAGGACGGTAGGCGTTGGTACTCGCCAGTCATGGTGTAAATGGCGTTTGGCACTTGGCCAAGCATCATTGCCTTCTCCGTTGGATGAATGGCGAACACCACGGGTCGACCGCTCACCTGCGCGTTGTAGCGATAGGTGTTGCGAAAGACTTGGTATTCCCATTCAACCAACCACTGCTCATCGTAGATACCGATGTCAGTGCGATAGGAGCGCACGGTCTCTTTCCACCAATAACGCAGATCTGACATGGCGTTGCCTGTCAGAGTGTTGGTGATGGAAGAGGGTGCGTAGTCGCCTTGCTCAGCGACTGTTTGGTAGCTGAATGGCAAACGCATCCAACCCCAACTGTCATACATGCCCTGAAGCTCGAGCCAAGCATCGTTGATATAGGTGGCAAGGCGCGCGGCCTCACCAGTCTGTCCAACGACCGATGCAGGACCAGTGCCTGGAATGCCGCACTCTTGGCGCAGCATCTTGGTTAGCTCGAGGTAGGTCATGTATTAAGCTGGTGTTTGCAAGAGTTGACGGAGCCAAGGCGCGCCCTGCTTTGGGCGAGGGTCGTGCGTAACTTGGAAGGGGTAGGTCAACGACAAGACGTTGTCCTCACGGAATCCCATGCTGCCATCTTGGTTCACAATTTTCGATTGACGCAGGCGCGATTGCTTGGCACTTGCCAGCACGGCCACGTGGTATCGACGGAGCTTTGCCTCATTGCCTCGGACCACCAAACGGTAGTCGCCATTCACGTTGATCTCAACGAAGGCAGGATCGTTCTCGTTGTTCGGCTCTTGCACGAACACAGTCAACTCGTCACGCATGAAGTCTTCTTGGTCGATGGCATCGGTGCTGATAACGCGGTCGGTGTCGATCTCGACGCCGCGTGCATTCTTTGCTTCTTCGACAGATTGAACTGCATTGGTGATGTCGACTTTTTGTGAGTCGATGGTGGGCTTACGCTCGTAAGTTGTGGGCTTGGTCATTGCATGGTCTCCATGGATTAAAAGGGGGAGACACCCACCCGAGGGTGGATGTCAAACTGCGATTAGGCAGTCAGTGGGTTAGCTGGGATGTCAGCCAAGTTGTAGAAGGTAGCAGTCACGCCGGAAGCGGACAAGTCCACAGAGCCAGGAGTGAACGCGGTACCAGCAGTCAATGCGATGCGCAAGGCACCGATTGGGCACAAGCCAGCGGGGGCATCAGCGAAAGGCAAGGCAACGCGGCCAGCAGCCAATTCGGCAGAGTCCACGATCTGGCCAGGAACGATAGACACAGCACCAGCAGCATTCAAGAAGATGCTGTAGATGCGAGTGGAACCGTTCACGCCGCCAGTGAAACCACCGTTGACAGCTTGAATACCACCAGCAGCAGCTTGGTACACGGTGGCACCAGAGTAGCTGATAGCGATGTTGTCGGTGATGGCCTTGCTATAGAAGCGACCGTCCAAAGCGTAGTTGATTGCAGCAGCGATCTGGATGGTGTTGGCGTTTGTACCTTCGGCCAATGCGCCGGAGTTCAAAGCGAGCGTTGCGCCTTGAGCGAGAGATAAGTTATCAGACATTTTGAAAATCCTTAAAAAGTTTCGGGAAGGAATGGGGGCCGAAGCCCCCGTTCATTACAGACCAGAGGCTGCCACTTCGACGCGGACCATCCAGTTTTCGTTCAAACGCACAGCGTTCTTCCAGAAGTTGGCGCCGACGTAACCGAACTGACCCATTGGGTTAGCGTGGGTGATTGTCTTCGCGGGCAAGTAGATTGGTTGAATGGCGTTTTGGCCCTTCAATGCAACTTGACCCCAAGCTTCTTGGCCGACGACCATGATTGGGTACACGTCAGCAGTAGTACCAGTAGTACCACCGTTAGACAAGAAAGCGCCAGCAGTGATCGTGCCGCCCGCAGCCAAGAATGGCTTGAAGTAAGGCGATGTGATGATGCGGAAACGCTCAACTGTACCGACTTCGCGCTCGTGCACAGGCTTTTGAGAACCGTAGCGTGCGACTGGAACGAAGTTTGTCAGGTTACGGAAGTCTGCTTCCAAGTCAGTGTGGATGAACACCAAGTAGCCTGGTTCGATAGCGGATGTACCGAAGTTCACGCTGGCGGCCAAGCGCTCAGTCACGAGCTGTGCGTGTGCGCTTTCCAATTGACGAGCAGCTTGACGCAGCTTGTTGATGGTCACAGCAGTGTTCACAGCAGTACGCACGGTACCGTTTGCGAAGACCACGTTGGTGCCGCCACGAACCACACCGTAAGAGATCAACTCTTCCAGAGTAGCCATGTGCTCGCCAACCAGCTTGACCATGTCAGCGGGGATGTCGTCTTCATACAAAGACTCAGCCTTGCTGGAGATTTTCATCAACACGCCGTACTGTTGCAATGTCACTTGCACGTCTTGATACGTGATGGTGCGAGCTGCTGGAGTCACGCCTTCTTGCATCAAGTAGTTGCTTGCGGTCACGTTAGGAGCGCCGTTTGTACCAGCGTCCAAAGGCAAAGCACGACGGAACACCACGGTGTCAGTCTTGTTTTGAGGGACTTGTTTTTGTGAACCGAAGGTTGACAAAACTTTGATAGGCTGAGCGTGCTTGAGCATTTCGCGCTCGGCCATGATGAGGTTCCGGCTAGGAACTAAGGAATAGGTTTGCATGGTTATTTACCTTTTTGCTTGTCAATTTCGTCGAGGTAGCGCCAGTATTCCTGTGGCGTCATATCTTCAACCGCTTTGGTTCGAATTGACGAACCGCTGCGACCTGAAGGGATGGCCGCCGCAGAGCTAAGGCGCTGCGTTTTGTTTGTTGACGTTGCTGGATTCATGGCCTCGTTGTGCAGATCAAGCAATCGAATTGCATCTTGCGGGCTTTCGCTCGCCGCAAGCATCTGTACTTCTCGTTGCTGGCGTTGAAGCCAGCCCATGAATTCAGGCGTCTGTACACGATCTTGCCAACCTGGATGCTTCGCTTCCACCGCCAGCTCTGAACGCATTTGAGCGATCTCTTCGTGGCTGACGCCACCCTTTTGATCTTTGAGCAACGCTTGAATGCGCTGCTCCTGCTCTTGCATCTGCTGTTTTAAGGCAGACTCCATTGCGTCCGCAAACTCTGGGTAGTCGCGCTTTAAGTTGGCCATTGCCTCTGGGCTTGATTGCGCCTGACGGACTTGTTCCGCGTTGGGCGCTTCGCCACCAGAGTTGGCTACTTGCTTGGCCAAGCTTTGCTGTTGCTTTAGCTGACCATTCAAGCCACCGATGTGACCTTCTGCATTCCGAAGACGAGTTGTTACTTGGCCGAGCATGCTCTCCAAGCCAGCGATTTTGTCCATCAACGATTGCTCATGGCTTGCAGGTTCAGCAACGGCTTGTGCATCGGCCTTATCGGCGGGTGCTGCTGCTGACTGTTCTACTTGCTCTTGCGAATCCGATGACTCAGTTTCCCGAGTTCCCTCTGCCTTGTCGTCCGGCAATGCCTTGCCTGACTCTTCAGCATCGAGCTGGTCCCAAATCTTCTGACGCTCGTCTTGTGGGTTGGTTTGTTCCTGTACGTTCATTTGGTTTGTCGTCTCACTTGTCACCATTACTGGCGGGTAATGTCAGCGCCGCTTAATTCATCGGGGCTAACTGCTGCTCCCGCGCTTGCTTCACCAGCAAGGGCGAGGATCTTTTTCAGCTCTTTGATGCCACCACGCACCAACGCTGTTCTCTCAGGACTCATTTCAGAGTCGTTGAGCTTTCGTAATTCGTCGATCCGTTCATCAACAAGTTGCGAAAGCCGCTTCCAACACGGTGTGTGGAA